ACAACCCCGAAAGAATTGTAGGCTACGAAACATACCGCGCGCACGTTGATGAACTCGACACGCTAAAGGTTGAGAATGCCCGCAAGGCGTGGAACCAAATTATCGCGCGAAACCGCCAACGGCCTGAGGGCATCAAGCGGCCATTCAATCGCGTTTCGGCATACACCACGCCAGAGGGCTTTCGCTTTGTCTACGAACGTTGGGCCAAGCAGGCAACGCCGGGATATGAGTATTTCCAAGCGCCAACATACAGCAACCCGTTTTTGCCAGAGGACTATGTTGAAAACCTGCGAAACAGCTTCCCCGGCGAATTAATTGACGCCTACATCGAAGGCCGCTTTGTTAACCTAACCAGCGGCACGGTTTACAGATCATATGGGCGGGAAGTGAACCGCAGCCAAGAGAATATCCAGCCTAACGAGCCGCTAAAGATCGGCATGGACTTTAACGTGGGCAACATGGCCGCGTGCGTGTTTGTGCAGCGCGGCAAGAATTGGCACTGCGTCGATGAATTAAAAGGCGGGGCAGATACCCCGGCAATGATCCAGACAATCAAGGCGCGGTTTGAAGGCCACCACGTCACAATCTATCCCGACGCAAGCGGGGCCAATGCCAGCAGCAAAGGCGCGTCATTGTCCGACATCGGGCTCTTGAGATCCGCAGGCTATGCCATACGGGCAAGGGCCAGCAATCCGCGCGTTAGGGACCGCATTAACGCGGTGAACATGGGCTTTCATGGCGGAATGGTTTTTGTAAACCCCGACACATGCCCCGAAACGGCGCGTTGTTTGGAACAGCAGCCGTATGACAAAAACGGCGAACCGGACAAGACAAGCGGGCTAGACCACCAAAACGACGCCTTTGGCTATCCAATCGCCTATGAAATGCCAGTTATCAGGCCGACAATGACAGCCGCGCCGCTGCCGTTCTAAAGGATTATCAATGCTTGACACCGTAGCAAAGCAGACCGACGCAATGGCCGCAATGGTGCAAGCATCGGCCAAGGGCCGCGCGCTAATGTCTGGCACCGCCGGGATGCGCAAGGAAGGGCAAGCATACCTGCCCAAATTCAAGGCCGAGGCGTCTGACGACTATCAAGCGCGCCTGCATTCGTCCTGGCTCTTTAATGCGCTGCGGAAAACCATCAAAGATATGACGGGCCGGGTGTTTGATAATTCCGTTGAGATTACCGAAGCGCCGCAACAAATCATCGACATGGCCGAAGATATCGACATGCAAGGGCGCGACCTAAGCGTATTCGCGGCTGAGGTGTTTAAGGACGCGTTTGTGCCTGGCGTTTCGTATATCATGGTTGAGGCGCCGCGCCGGGATGCTGACACCACGCGCGCACAGGCCGCTGTGCAGGGCTTGCGCCCGTATTTGGTACACCTGCGGGTGGAGGACGTGCTGGGCTTCCAGACGGGCTTGTTTGGCAACGTGCTGGCCTTGGCGCAATTGCGCATTATGGAAAGCGTGACCGAGCCAAACCCCAAGGATGAGTTTTCGCAGATTGAAACCCCGCAAGTGCGGGTTTTGGATCGACTGCCCAACGGCGTTCAAGTGCGGCTGTACCGCGAAGACATCAAAAAGCATTGGGCGATTGTGGACGAATACACAACCGAAGCGCCAGAAATTACGGTTATCCCGTTCTATGCCCAGCGCACCGGGTTTTTCACGGGCGAGCCTGTCCTAGAGGATCTGACCGACGTAAATATCGCGCATTGGCAATCGCAGTCTGATCAACGCAATATTTTGCATTTTGCCCGCGTGCCGATCCTGTTTGCATCTGGCCGGGGTGATGATGAACCGCTAACCATCAGCGCAGGCACGGCGGTCACATCGCGGGATCCGGCTGCAACGCTGCAATGGGTGGAGCATAGCGGCAAGGCAATCGACAGCGGGCGGCAGGATTTGAAAGACCTTGAATTCCAAATGCAAACGCTTGGCTTGCAATTGCTGGTTGCCCGCGCGCAATCCGCAACCGGCGCGGCGCTGGATGCCATCAAGGAAACCAGCACGCTTGCAATGATGGCCGACAGCCTGAAGGACGCGTTGGAGCAGGCGCTTGAATGGATGGCTTTTTACGCGGGCCTTGGCGAGGTATCCATCACGATTAACGTTAACAAAGAATACGGCGTGACGATGATGACCCCGCAAGAGGTGACAGCCATGCAAAAAGACGTGCAAATGGGCTATCTGACGCTGGAAACGTATTTTGAGGAGCGCAAACGGCGCGGGGTATTGCGTCCTGATCTGGACACGGGCGCGGAAATGGATGCGCTTGCATCGGCGGCCCCGGCAATGACGGGCGAGCCTTTGGGATTGGGGGAATAGCTGTGGGTGATGGCTGCGAAACATGCCGCGACTTGCTGAATGAGGCGTTAAATTTAGCGATACGTTCCGAACAATTTGAGGAACAGCACCGCAGGGCATTGACGCTTGCGGCGTCTCTGGACCCTGATGCGTGGCAGGAGAGCGGCCAGTTTTCTAAACATGTTGACCGGCACAACGCGGTTTATCCACACGCCAAGATTGCGCCAGCGTCCGCAACAATGCACTTATGGGTTCAAGACCAATACGACAAAGATCTTGCGTCGTGGACACATCGCGCACGGGCGCACATGACGCAATGCAAAACATAAATAGAGGAATTCTGATGGCATACATGAAAAAGCGCAAGCCGAAGAAGTGAACCAATGGCAAACGTAAACACCGAAATCCTTGACGCCATCACGGGCCGCGCGCTGGACCTGCAACGGCTGACGGCGGGCCAGCTAAAGGACTCGGCGCGGTTTCTAAAGGCGCTGGAAGGCGACATCGTGGCGCAACTTGCCAAGATAGACCCAACAGGCATTGGGGCACCAACACGGCAGGCGGCACGGCTGGAAAAGCTGCTGGCGCAGGTTAAGGACACAATCCGCAACGCATATCGCGGCGAAAGCACGCGCCTGGTGGGCGAGTTGCGGGAACTGGCGGACATTGAAACGGCCTTTGCGAAAGCATCCATCAACCGGGCGGTGGGTGCCGAACTGATCACAACCAGCGTAACACGCGGGCAACTCGCGGCGATTGTTGACGGGGTGCTGATCCAAGGCGCGCCAGTGTCGGATTGGCTATCACGGCAGGCGGGCGACACGCTGCAACGTTTTACGGACACCATGCGGCTGGGCATTGCAGAGGGTGAGACGAACGCCGCGCTGGTTCGGCGCATTCGGGGCGGCACGCAAAACGGCGATATGGTTCAAGGCTTTATGGACGTATCGCGGCGCAATGCGGAAAGCCTAGTGCGGTCGGCAACGCAAGCCGTATCGCAAAAGTCGCGGCAGGGGCTGTATGAGGCCAATCAGGATCTGGTCAAGGCGCTGCAATGGGTTTCGACCATTGACCTACGCACCACGCTGGAATGTGCCACGCGCGACGGGCTGACATACACAGTCGAGGGGCACGAGCCAATTGACCACACGCTGCCGTGGGGCGGCGGGCCGGGGAACCTGCATTGGGGATGCAGATCGACTTCCGTGCCTGTTCTAAAGTCGCTGCGCGAATTGGGCTTTGACATTGATGTGCCAGCATCCACGCGGGCCAGCATGGACGGGCAGATCGCAGAAGACACGACATTCGAGGGCTGGTTATCGCGTCAAAGCAAGGAACGGCAAGACGCCAACCTCGGGGCGGGCCGGGCCGATCTATGGCGCGACGGCAAGATTAAGTTTCGCGATTTGGTTGACGGCAATGGCCGGGAACTGACCTTGGCGGAGTTGCGCGAACGAGTTTAAGAACCAACCGCTGACGGGAAGTCAGCACAACCTGACGGGAAGTCAAAATGGAAATCGACGTAACAGACGCCACAACCCTGCCTGAATGGCTGCAAGGCCACGTCAAGGACGGCAAGCTGAACCTTGGCGCGCTTGCAGCCCCAGAGGACGTAACAGGGCTTAAAACCGCCCTATCCAAAGAGCGCGGCAACGCAGCGGCATGGTCTAGGTTCGGCACCCCGGCGGATATGGACGCAACCATCGCAGCACTGACCGAAAAGGCCAAGGGCAGCGGCAAGGGAGCAGATGATGCGCAGGCCAAGCTTGACGCCATGAAAGCCGATTATGAGGGCAAGTTGACCGAGCGCGACACGCGTATCAGCAAGATGCACGCGCGCGGGGCCACGTCAGACCTCAAGGCGGAACTGGCCAAGGCCGGGTTTATTGCCGAGGCGATTGACGACATTGCGTCCAGCACGATGGGGCGCATCCAGTTTCACGAGGACGGGTCGGCAAAGATCATGACCTCAGACGGAAAACCGATGATCGGCAGCGGTGCTGATCACGGGGCGACCTTGGCCGATCTGGCGAAGGAACTTGCGGCATCCAAGCCCTATGCGGTTCGGGATGCAGGCAAGGGCGGCGGCGGGAAGCCAGCCGGATCAACGGGCGGGAAGCCAAACCAAATCACTATCACGCGCGCGCAATTTGACGGTTTGTCGCAAAGCGGGCGGGCTGAACATTCGAAATCTGGCGGCGCAGTCAAAGACTGACCCCCACAAAAGGATAATACCCATGGCTAACGTACTTAACGACCTCGCCGCAGACATTTACAAAGCCGCCGATATTGTCGGCCGCGAACTTGTCGGCGTCATCCCTTCCATGACCATCAACGCAGGCACCGAACGCGCCGCCTTTGGCGATACCGTGCGCTCGGCGTTTACCCGCGCCGCAACGGTCAACACCAGCTACACCCCGGCGATGACCATCCCAGAAGGTGACGACCAGACGGTTGATAACAAGACGACCACAATCGACCGGGTGGCTAACGTGCAAATCCCCTACACCGGCGAGGATATCAGGCACCTCAACAACGGCGCAGGTTACGAAACCGTTTACGGCGATCAAATCGCGCAGGCCATGCGGGGCATCACCAACACGATTGAAGCCTATGCTGCGCTGACGATCTCGCAAGGCGCATCGCGGGCTATTGGTACGGCTGGGACCACGCCATTCGCAACCAACTTCGACAGCATTGCCGAATTGCGTCAGATTCTTGTGGACAACGGTATGCCGCTGGATGGTCAGGCCACCGTTGCCATGAATACCAACGCGGGCACCAAGCTGCGCAACCTGGCACAGTTGCAAAAGGTAAACGAGGCGGGTGGCGAAGACCTGTTGCGCCGTGGCGAGTTGCTGAACCTTCAAGGTCTGATGCTGAAGGAAAGCAACGGCATTGTGAGCCATGTCAAAGGCACTGCCACAGGCGTGACCGTAAACGGCGCGCTTGCCGTTGGTGCAACTGCGATTGTCTTTGACGGCATGACCGCAGGCGCAACCGGCATCAAGGCGGGCGACGTTGTGACATTTGCAGGCGATATCAACAAGTATGTGGTCGAGGTTGGTCTGGCATCTGGTGCGGCTGGCACATTCACTATTGCCGCGCCCGGCTTGCGCGCGATTGTGGCCAACGACGTTGCCGTAACCATTGGCGGCAACTATGCTGGGAACTTTGCTTTCCATCGCGCCGCGGCCGAGTTGGTGGTGCGTCCGCCTGCCCAACCTTTGGGCGGTGACAGCGCCGTGGACCGCCTGACCGTGCAAGACCCTTTCTCTGGGATCGTGTACGAAATCGCGGTCTACAAAGGCTATGGCAAGGCGATGTTTGACATCACAACCTTCTACGCCGCGAAGGTCTGGAAGCCAAACTTTGTTGCCACATTGTTGGGCTAAATTTAGCAGAGGGGCGGCTTTGTTCGCCCCTTCACCAAGTTTAGAAGGGAAATAAAATGTCTAAAGAAAACATCGGTGCATTGGGCGGCGCTTCTTTTACGCCTAGCGATACAGTTTACATCGATCGACCGACACGCGGCTTTCAAGTTGGCGTTGCTGGCGATGTGGCGCTTGGTTATGCCGACGGTACAACCGTTGTGTGGCCTTCTTGTGTTGCTGGTGTCATTCATGCGCATGACGGGTTCACGCGCATCCTTGCGACTGGCACGACAGCCACATCTATTGTCGTGGCCTACTGATGTTTTTAGGTCTTGGCCTTGGGTTGGGGTTTAGCGTGCATGCAGGCGGGTTTTCCCCCGCGTCCATGTTCGCAGACGGTGCGGCAGGGGATGAGTGGCGACCTGAACGCGAGTGGTGTTACACGCGCACAGTCGGCGGCGTTTACGAACCAGTCACAACCACAGGTGATTTTGTTGCGCGTCACACGGGGGCTGTAAACGGCATCAACGACGAGCAGCTATCACCCTCCAAGCGCCCTTCATACAACGAGGGCGGCGGGCTATCGTGGCTGGCCTACGACGGCATAGACGATGGTACGGCTACGGCTGCGATTGATTTTAGCGGCTCGGATAAGATGAGCGTGTTTGCTGGGGTGCGAAAGTTAAGCGACTCAAATCTTGGCATGTTTTATGAATTATCCCCGTCTATCGGTAGCAACAACGGGGCTTTCTGGTCACTGCCATCATATCTGGGCACAGCCAGTAACACAGGTGCTGTCTGGAATGTCGCGGGTAAGGGGACTTTGGCAGGCTCTGCTATTACCCCCGAAACATTCCCTGCCCCCCAAACCGTTGT